TGATTGGCGACCGTGCAAAAATCCAATATAAGAAGTCAAAGAACAATCCTTATGGAAGATGCAACCCAGAGAATGGAGTGGGATTATATAATATAAGACGTGAGATTCGGCATACACTCGCAAATGAGAATTATGTAGATGTAGATATAGACAATTGCCACACAAAATTATTGTTATCTACATTGCAACGTGCCGGAATTGATGCTCCGCTATTATCAAGTTATGTGGGGAACCGCCAGGAGTGGTTGGATTTGGTCAATAAACATTATAAAATTCTGCAATTAGAAAAGGTCAAAGAACAACCGCATCTCAAGAAAGAAATCGCCAAAGACTTATTTATTCGGCTGTTATTTGGCGGCGGTTCGCAAGCGTGGGTTTCAAAATGGGGCATAGAAGTTCCATTTGCGAACCAGAAACTCATTGATTTTGAAAATGAGATTGAAATCATCAATGAATGGATAGTAATGGCGAACCCTCAAATTCTCGAAATTGCACAAACGCAAAAAGAGGAGGAATCGTGCAATATTAATGGAACGGCGTGCTCTTATTTTCTACAAGAATGCGAAGTGCAAATTCTAGAAACCATATACTTATATTGTGTCAAAAATGGTTATATTAAAAATGATAATGCGGTTTTATGTGCAGACGGAGTGATGATTGAAAAACATTTATTTAAGCCACAGTTGATACGAGAGTTGCAAGATGAAATCTTATTAAAAACTGGATTTGATTTGAAACTGTCAAATAAGTCAATGGATTTGGGATATGATGCAGTTCTTGAAAAGTCATTAAGATTTGATTTTACGTTGTATTCTACGGCCTTTTTGGCGAATATTTTTCGCGTCTTATATATGAATAAATACATATATGTAGATGGGAAATTATATGAATATACCGGAGTTTATTGGGCTGAACAAGATGATAAGCGATATACCCCCCTACATATTAAGGTTCAAAATTCGTTCAAAAAATATGTATGCAAAGAGGTATCTAGAATGATTGACGACTTGACTGAAAAATCGCAAGAATCGGGGTTTGAAACGAAAATGAAAGAATTAAATAAACTGATGGGGCAAGTAATCCAAGCGTGCGATAATAACAATATGCGAAAGGCGTTAGTAGACGACATCATATATGCAATCACATTTAATCATATTCAAATGGACTCAAACGAGAATTTATTAGCTTTTACAAATGCCGTTTATGATTTGGAAAATGCACGATGGACACAACCCTATTATAAACAATATGTATCAATGACGACACGATGGAACTGGAATCATAGTCATTCCATGGAAACCTCCCATATCGGCGCGTACAACGGGGAGGCCCCGATCGGAAGCTCCCGTCTAGTTAAGTTGTTAGACTCCATATTCCCGAATCCAAAAGTGAGAGACCATTATTTAACAATTGTATCAACCGGATTATGGGGGAAGCAAGTAGAGAAAAGATTCAATGCAACTGGAAAGGGAGGAAATGGAAAGGGTGTTATTAATGAATTAATAATGCACGCATTGGGCGATTATGGATATATCCTCCCATCAACAACGTTAATATCTGAAATTAAAGAAGGAGCCAATCCAACAATCGCAAATATGCATAAAAAACGGCTTGTTTTATCATCGGAACCGGATTCAAAAAAATCTATTAATTCGTCAACCGTTAAAGATATAACTGGAAAGCCTACGCTCAACTGTAGAAAATTATATAGTGATAATTGCACAACATTATTAACATTAACATTAATATTAGAGTGTAATAAACAGCCAAATTTTGATGAGGTTAATGATGCAATAGCTCGTCGGTTAGATGTGACGCCATTTGTTTCTAGTTTTGTTGAAAAACACAGATACGATGATGCCTTGGCGTCTGGAATGGATATGAAAAATATTCATATGGCGGATACGTATTTTAAGTCAGAGCAATTTAAAAATGAAAACCGCCAAGAATTGATGGAAATGTTATTTGTTCATTTTGAGAAGTTCAGAAAGAATGGATATAAATTTGTAGATATCCCCGAAGAATGTAGGCAAGCCTCCAACCAATATATGAAGCAATCCGATAACATTTATAATTGGTTTTCTGAAAATTATGTGGAAAATAAAGATTCAGTCACAATGATAAAAAGTGCATACAATAAGTTCAAGGAGTCAGAATTATATATCAATATGACAAAGCAAGAAAAGCGTTCAAACAATCTGCATAGTTTTACCAAAGAAATACAAGAGAATATGTTTGTAGGTAAGTATTTTAAAGGTAGAGATACATATCATAATAAAATTAAATATAATTCTCCCTATATTGTAGGATATGTGGAGAGGCCTCGAGAAAGTTGCAATGAGAATATACTGACTGCTACAAATGAGGGAGATGATGGATTCAATGATGGGGAGGAAAAGGAATAATCTTTTAAGTTCAAATATTTTAATTTAAAAGATGTCAATGTTGCATAAAATGCGGAATTCGTTAATAACCTTTTTGCGGTCACGATGGGCTTTTACATATCCGATTTGTTTGAGGCGGTATTCTTCGTTGCCTTCTCTCCATTTTTTGTTATATTCGCTTATTTGTTCTCTGTGGGATTGAGCCCATTTTTTCATAGCTCGTTTTTGAGATTCATAAGTCATTGAGGTTTATATATAAGGAAGATATATTTTTATGTAGTTTTTTGTTTTCTATTTTACTCCCCTTTTTACAATTGCAAGCTCCACAAAGGATTTGGTAGTCGGCGATTTTATTATGAAAATCTGCCCAAGCGGTTTCAAACTTGGCATCAGTGGATTTGAAACAAACAACATTATATGCGTTTTTTGTGAATGTTTGTGGAACTTCTAAAGTATTCTGTTCTATGAATTTTTTTTTAATGATGCAAAAGGGAATCGTTTTGTGGTCTACTTGCAAGCCAAAAAATGTTTTACACGATGCACAGGAAGACGGATTCATTTTTTTATATTCGGCTAAAAAAGGAGCAACGGCGGTTCGCATTGCGGTTGTTAGGTCATCGTATTTAAAACCGACGCAAGCCTTATAACTGAATGGCTCTTCCGTGTTATCCTTGCGTGTGATAATAAGGGTATATCCACACGCAGTCCCATTGTCTCGTTTCATAAAGTGTTTGATTCCACAACCGATTTTATATTCGGCTTCTGAATGGTATGATAATAATTTTGTTAAAAATTTTCCATTTATAGAATCCAACCCAATAATGGTATGGAATGGTATTTGTTCGGAGATAAACTTCTTGGCGTAGGCGTGGGCGTGTGATTTGCAACTGAACGAAACATCGCTAAAAAAGGAGAACATCTTATATATAATAGGAATATATTATATCTTACTTTTAAATTCAAAATCGCACATATTATTTATTCCATGGAAACCTCCCATATCGTCGCGCGTACAATGGGAGGCTCCGATCCGAAGTTAAGTTGTTCCCACCTGAAATTAACAAATGAAAAGGATTTAAAGATAAAAAAGTGCATCTAGACGTTCGGAAATTTTCGCATAAAGGCGTTGTGATTTTTGTCTAAAGAATCATAATCTCCCCACAATAGCCACCTCGATAAGGAGCCTGGAGAATACGGGTCATTCCACATTTCGCGGGGAGCGTGGCGTGCCAAGTAAGCGGAGCGTTTGTCCTTGTCGCCGTGGTCAATATAGGACTGCCCCTTTGAACCAAAATGAACCTTTTTACCATTTTTAAAAATAGCTACGAATCGTTTGTTCGGCCGAATTGATTTTAAAATCTGCATATATAAAATCAATCTATTTCTTTTTTGCCATCTCTTGCATCATCGCAAAAGCGGATTTTGGCCGGTTCTTGTTGGCTTGATACGCCTCTTTGCATTTCGGATTTGACAATGCACAGCCATACGTTGTTTTATTTTTCGCCGCCCACGATTTGATATGTTCTATCCATTTGTTCGCCATTTATATTGTCTACGGAGAGAAAAAAAGGCAAACGCCCATTTTTGGTTTTATTAATTAATTAATCAAGCACAATTTTTTCTTCTTCTACAACACCGATGGTTTGCAAATCTTTTATTATGCTTTGTTCTGATGCTGGTATGCTCTCAATGCTCAACCAGTCTAAAAATCGTTTGAAACACCCCATTATATACATATACACACATATTTATTTATTCTCAACATAAACCATTTTTGCTTTTGTCTTTTTACCTACCTTTTCGTATGTCCAATCAACGGCTAGTTCGCTCTCCTTATCAATTAGAATGATGGATTTTAACCACATAATAGGATTTAATTTTGTTGGTTTTTCAGCAGATGTATATATCATTTTTTTCTCATCAAGGTTCATATATATAAAGTTTGTCTCCTTGTAAGCGTTATTTTTTACTGTTTTTCTAGGTTTGTTCTCCCTAGCACATTGTTCTAACAAGTTGGAGGTTGTCCAAGCGTTGAGTGTTTTGTGGATTTTACCATTTGCCCAGTCAGTCACTTTTTCTCCATCAAAATTGCATTCCATATAGTTATTGTTTTTACTATTATATAATGCATATTTGCACCAGCCCTTAACCGGCTTGTTGTGTCTGAAAAGTGTGTATTTCTGGCTATTATTTTTGAATTGTTTTGTTGGTTTCTTCTCGGCCAAGTTATAAGTAGGTCTCAATGGAACCATCTTCTCCTCGGCTCTTTTTTTGGGAGTTCGCTGTTTCTTTTTAATCTCTGCAGTTATTGCTTTTACGTGGTCTAGATAATATTTTTTATGTTTTTTCAAAAATTCAATAGAACAGTTGGAGCTTATATTATTTGGTTCGCAACTCATAAAATCAGTTCCATAATTATTGCTACTATTTGGCATTTCATAACAACCATCTTCAATATTCCATATTTTGTCTTTGTTTTTCTTGTTATCGGCAACTTTTCGTTGGATAAGCTGTGCAACCGGCACGTCGTCGTCGCTGTCGTAGTTATTGGCGTCTGCATCACATCTTGCCTGTTCTTTCGCACTGATTCTTATAGTATGTGTTTCGTCATCGCTTTCTTCCTCCTCTTCGCTTTCTTCCTCCTCATCATCATCACGAATCCAGCCGTCAGCTTTTAAATCCTTATGACAATCATCTCCGCATTCTTTGCAGAATGTTTTCTCTTCATCTCCCTTGCTGAAACAGAAGATATGTTCATCATCATCAAGTGGAACACCGCAGTTTCCACAAGGAGAAACATCATCATCAAAATATCCTCCAGTATCAAGGAAATATCCCTTATTGCAACTACCTCCCAATAGTTCACAACCACAACTGCAAGGCTTGGTTCTGGCACAATAAGTGCAATCTTCGCATCTATCATTGATGCACGGATTGCACACTTCACACTCACAATTATACACACCATTATTGCAAATGCATTTATCATCTACTGCGGGAGTTTGCATTTTAAAAGTTGCAATGACTTTGTAGAGGTCTTCTTTTGTTTTGTTTTTTCTATCTTTTACAACAATAGCGTTGGCATCAATCCACTCATAAATCTTCGCCTTCGTTTGTTTTCCGAATTCGCCGACAACAAGGTCTAGAGTTTGTTCATAAGTGTTCGCGTTCATTTTAAAGTTAATACAGTTTGTTTGAGTTTATGTTTTAAAATAAAGTCAAAATAAAAGTTCAATTTTACGAGTTTCAATAAATATAATTTACAATTTATGTCTTTCTAAAAAATGCAAAAAAAGAGTTCAATTTTACGTCGGGGCAAAATACACTCAACTTAAATCATGAAAACCTCCTTAACTTAACCACGGATCGGGGCCTCCCGTTGTACGCGCCGATATGGGAGGCCTACTCAAATATAATCTGTCTACCATCTCCCAGTTCCATTTTATAACAGAACCACACCGTCTTATGAGGAGGCGTAGTATGATTCACATCATAATCAGTTATAAAATCGGTTTTCTTATAAGGGATTAAAAGTTGCAACTCGGGGCTATTTAATAGCTTGGATATGTAGCATCGGCCCAGTGTATCCAAGGGCACATATAAGGCGAACGGCTTGCCCAATGCAAGGCATCGCTCAAACACCTCTTTTTTGCACGAATAGGGAGGATTATCGATAATACAGTCAAAACCAAGGGGAGGCACCCATTCAAAAAAATCGGCGTCACAATGCACATATTTTTTGCCGTGATGCTTCTCTATGTATTCGGCACATTTCCCCTTGCAAAAAAAGGGAGCCCAAACCCTCGCTTCTCTATTTTTAAAATGTTTGAAAAACAGTTCCCAACACCATTCAGGGGTCTCATAATCATCACGACCGGCACTTTTGCGATTATTAAAATATGTTTTCTCTGCAGACATTTATATTATTGCTAGATATAAAAGTAAAATTACTTTTAGCCAAATATAAATGAATTATATAAATGGATTTGATTAATGTTCTGAAAAAGAAAAGACCCCATCTTGCAGAGAGTTCTCTGCGAACCTACAAAAGCATACTGACAAATATTTATAAAAAATGTTTCCCCAACGATGACGCGATTGACTTGAAAAATTTCAGTGATACCAAATGCATAATAGAACATTTAAAAGATATCCCTTTTAATAAGCGAAAAACCACATTGGCTTCTCTCGTGGTTATCACAGATAATGATGAATATAAGAAACTGATGATTGATGACATCAAGGAATACAACAATGAAAAGATTTCACAGAAGGCGGAAGGTAAATTTGAGGATATGTTAAAAATAGAAGATGTAGAGAACGTTTTAAAAAAGCTTGAAAATGACGCAAAACATCTCTACAAATCAGAACATAAAACAATGAGTGACTTGCAAAAAATACAGAATTACGTATTGTTGGCATTAACAGGGGGTATTTATCAACCGCCACGCCGTTCTCTTGACTGGTTAATCAAATTTCGCAACTATGATGCAGAGAACGACAACCACGTAAATATGAAAAACAAAACATTCGTTTTTAATAATTTTAAGACCAAATCAAGCAAGGGACAACAGATAATCCCTATTTCAAAACCGCTATTGGCAATCGTCAAAAAGTGGATATCGGTTATTCCGAGTGGTAGCGACTACCTCCTTTTTGATAATAAGATGCACTCAATGAAACCGTCACAGATTACTCACCGGTTAAATGCGGTTTTCGGCAAGCCGATTTCAACGTCAATGTTGCGTCATATATATTTGAGTTCAAAATTTTCAAATGTGAACCTTAAAGACCTCGTAAATACTGCAACGGATATGGGAAACTCCGCTATGCAGGCGTTGGAGTATGTGAAAAGATAAGACACACAACTTAACTTCCGATCGGGGCCTCCCGTTGTACGCGCCGATATGGGAGGTTTCCATGGATTACATCATCCGAGTTTTTGTTTGGCTTCCATTTCGGTCATTTGGCGACTACGAGCGGGAAACCCCACTGGCTCTTGGAATCCAAAATTTTGCATTGTCTGGGGAGAATCGTATCCACCTTCGGTTTCTTTCCCACTTTCAACGGCATAAGCTATTATTTTGGGTTTATTTTTTGAACCAATAGGGCGTCCTTTTTTTTTTTCGCTAACTGCACCAACACCGGCTACTAATGGTTTTTCTAGGTCGCTGGGAGCATTAAAAACGGCATTAAATGTGGTTGCATCATTGGCCGGCTCATAAGGAATTTCTTCGGAGGATTTACTCTTCATTTCAGTTCGAACAGGAGCTTCTTTTACTGCTTGTTGCACTAGATTCCTTTGAGCCACGTTCTCTCCACTTCTATCAAAAAAACTCATTGGCATTGGTTGATATTGAATTTGAGGAGCCATTGCTGGAACTGATGTTCCACCGGCACCACTTCCACCGCTACTTTGCACGGTCACTTTTACATTCTGTCTGACACTTTGTTTCTGTTTCTGTTTCTGTTTCAACGGCTTCTTCTTTTTTTTAATATCTTTCTTCGGGGGCATTATATTATAATCAAACATAATAATATTATGCAAAATACATCGTCGGCGATTTTCCGGTTCTACTACTTTCGCTTAATGCAATGGCGATGCGTTGTTTCTCTGCACATTTTTTGCACATTGGCTTTTTGGAAAAGGTCTTCCCCTTTGCGTCGGCTACTTTGAAACCACCGGCAACTTTTTTTATTTTATATGGCATTATATTATATCTAAATATAATATTATAAGAGAGATAACCAAAATACATACTTCAATAAATAGAGAAAACCATATTGCTTTAAAATTATCTCTACGATTGTGAAAACTGAAACATTCATAATCGTATCCACCAAAACAACCACTCTGACAGGCATCTTCGTTTTTCGCATAAATAAGTCTACCAAATATTGCATCACATAATCTTTGCAATAATTAACGGCCCTATAGTATGCGTCTCTCAAACCAGTCGCACACCCTCGCAATAATGACTTTAAAAAGCCCTTTCCTTTTTATAGCCCCATTCTCCCAGAGATACTGGATATTGGCCTCCAAGTCTTTCAAATCAACGGGAGTGCAAGTCCAGCATCTCGTATATACCTGATAAACAACGTCTTTATTGTCTATTTTAACCTTAGTTTTTCGGTTGTCTATTTCGTGTTCAATGATGCAACATACCATCTTGAGGAGTTCAATGTTGTTTTTATATTCCTTGTATTGCGGGATATCGGCCACCTTCTGGACGATTTTCTCAACAAGGGTTTTCACCTTGACATCTTTGGCCAAACTGTTTTTTGGCTGTGCATAACAAAAAGAGGAGGACATTATAACGTCTAAAGAGAAAAGAATCTTTCAACTTAACAAAAATTTGAATTAATTGCGGATCGGGGCCTCCCATATCGGCGCGTACTGGGGGAGGTTTCCATGGAAGGGCTTAACCTATACGTGTAATAGTCAAATCAAAGTTCACTGTATTAATACCACCACTTGCACTATTATTGATACGACAATACGGATAAAGATTAGTTGCTGTTGTTATGCGGAATGTCCCGCTCATTTGACTTATATAAATATCAGTCGCTGCGGGAGTTTGAGTTGTCACTTCGTGTCTTAAACACGTGAGATTGTCTCCCATTGTTGAAGCGATATAGGTTGCTTGTGTGCTTCCAGCTGTTAATGTGTTGCTATCAAATAATCCAATCAACAAATCCGTAAGATTATAAGCTGTTCCATCATCAAATGAATAAGCCATAAAATACTGATAAACACCTGCGGGACAACTGAAATATCCACCTGAACCCGAACCCTGTGCTCCACCGTTTGTCCAACCTGGAACCGCTGTTGTTCTATTAAAAATATAGTTTGCCACTCCAGTTCCCCACGCTGACCAAGAAACCGTAGACCGAAATGTTCCGTTTATTTGTGTTAAAACAGTCGCTGCGGAGGTTTCGCTGTAACTAGATGTTGTAGTATAACTCGGAAGAATCGGTTTCGCAACGGTAAGATTGCCGTTTGTTGTCATATTTGAAGTGACAGTAATTGCTGTATCGGTTATCTCCATTTGTGCGGTTCCTGATGTAGTTAAAAACATCATTCCAAGATAAGCACCACCGAAGCCTTGAAAATATGCATATTTATCAAAATCAAAATATCTCATTCTATATCCACTTGATGTTCCCTCCAATGATAAGTAAGCGGGAGATGCCACACGGCAATTCCCCTGGAAAAAATTGCTCCCTGAACTCAATGATAATGTGCTCAAGCCTCCAACAGCGAATGATATAGTATTCGCAGAAGCGGCTCTTATCACCATATCATTTGTTGTTGTTTCAATAACACCTGTTCCATTTAGATTTATGTTGCCTTGAAAATTCGCATTTTTTGAAAATGTTGAGAGGGCGTTATGCGTTGCAGTTTGTGTGGTTGATGCGGTTGAACCAATCGTGATGGGAGCATTTGCATTTGTCCCTGATGATATATTCACTGGAGCTGTGCTTGTTGCTCCAATATTTATATCAATGCGTCCGCTTCTTGCAGGCAATCCACCAATTCCCAATATACCGGTTGTTTGTGTATCACCAATAGTCAATAATCCTCCCACGGCACTTGGATTCACTTTGGTAGTGAATAGCCCAAAAGTAAAAGCACTCGGAGTAGTGCTTGAAAATGTTGTTGCTCCACCAATACTCACTGTTCCTCCTGTTGAACCAATTGAAACCGTGTTAAAACTTGTTGATGCCGTTGAAATATTAACATTTGTTGTGCTTGTTCCTCCAGTATTTATATTTATAGCTCCGCTTCTTGCTCCCAGTGTTCCAATATTGAGAACTCCGCTTGTTTGTGCAGTTGCGATATTTTGAGTTATTCCCACGGCTGATGACTGTATGCTATCTGTGACTGTGTTTCCAGTGATAAAAGTATTTGCATTGGACAGCGTCTTTTCGCCGGTAATTGTTTGAGCTGTATTTAATGTAACAAAAGCTCCACTCACTGCTCCATTCACAAAAGCGGTAGTGGCAATATTTGTGCTATTATCTCCTGGAGCCATTGTGGGAGCTGTCCCACTAGTGTTTATTTGAATTGTATCGCAAACAATATTCGTGGTAGTTGTGCTATCGCTGTCAATATTGTTCAATCCGTCTAAAGTAGGTTCAAAGCCATAATTGCTACTCATTTATAATATAATAATATATTATAAATATTAGTTTAAGCCTCAACAAAAGTAAGAATGCATACATATTTGGTTGCAGTGTTAATAGTGCCGTCATTCGCCGCGTTAAAGGTCACATATCCTGGTTGTTCAAGTAAATTTAAATTGATGGTTGTAATGTCCAATAAATTATCAATAAATGTGGGAGCGTTATCGTCGGGGCGTGAATCAAAATAAACCGGCACGTCTGCAACTCCTGCTGTGACTGTCCACACGCCGGTTCCTTGTGTGCTTGTTCTGACGATTCCGGCGGGAACTTTTGCGTGTGCGAATTTGTAAATATTCTGGCCCTTGCCCATATCAATATGTAGCTGATAAAGTTCATTAGTTGTTATTCCACTGACTGCAAAAGTAGAGGCTCGTGAAACAAATTGAAAACTCATAAGATATGATTTTTTCAGTCGCCACGCTTCTCTCATAACGGTTTTAAAATCAACAAAATATGTGGCGTTAAATTGAGAACCAGTGAATGAATTTGTATTATTGCTGTCTAAAACAACTTGGAATCGGCGTTTGATTGTGCTATCCACCACCATAACTTTTTGCACTTGCTCATATGAATTATCGTATTGTTGCATTATATTATATCTAAATATAATAAAATCCATTATCTTAATTGAACAACTTAACAGATGATCCGTGCCTCCCATATCGGCGCGTACTGGGGGAGGTTTCCATGTAGTGTGGTTAAGCGAAATTTACTTGCTCCAATTGCCCCGTTAATGGTTTTCCTGCTTCAATTCCTGAAGTGAGTGCACCTACAATGTTAGCAGTTTTACCCTCGGCATCTTTACCCATTCGTGCTCCCTTTCGAACATTTTGCGTTGTTTTACCTGCAACTTTTGCCAATGCACCACCGGCCATCAATGGAATAGCAAGCTCGGGAGCAGCGATTGCGGCCAATGGAGTCAATGCTTGTGCGACGCCACCAACTTTGGTTAAAGTATTTCCGAACTTGCGGAGGCCAGTATCTGCCAAGCCTCCTTTCTTGAAAAAATTTTTTGTGTCAGAACCTAGCTTTTTGAAAAATCCTTTTACTGTCGGCATTGTATTTATATATTATGAAAATATTATTATTTCGCCTATTCTTTAATAATTAATTCATCAAAATTGTTGAATATCCTCTGGGTAGCGTGATTGATATAGAGAAAATCGTGGGGATTTTTATATGCAATTTTGAGAACTTGTCTAAAGATGTCGGGTTCTATCTCTACGGCCTCGTCTAGAATATTTCTTATTTCGGTTGAATTTACTTTGAATATGAATAGGTCAGTCAGGCCTTGACGAACTTGTCGTGGTATGGAATTATAGGTTTGACAACACAACCAAATAGAGAGAAGATTGTGGCGTCTATTATTTACCATTGAGAGAAGTAGTTTTTCGCATTCCCCCTTGAGGGCCTTTTGCACATCGTCTAAAACAATCAATGTTTTAAAACCGCCAAGGGCGTTCTCTTGGGCATCGTTATATGCCATCTGCAATGTTTCCTCTGTTAGTTCATCGTATATCTGTTCGTCTGGCAACACACTCCAGAAGTCGTTTTTAATTGAAGCCCTTGAGTTTGCGGGGCAGAAGAGAATAATTTTATGGTATACCTTTTTAAAGAGAGAAGGCGTGTTCAACATTGATATTAATAGTGTGCTCTTTCCAGAGCCGGCCTTCCCTAAAAAGAGTGTGAAGTTGGCCTTGTTCATCAAGCGAGTTATTTCGTATTCGTTCAGTTTTTCGTGCAACATTCCATCTACTGTGAATTTCGGTTTTTTCAAATTTGGAGCTTCATTGTGCTTAATCTCAATTGACATTATACATTTTGGTTAGATTTTAATAGTTCTCTAAAGGCGTTGGCTTTATCTTCGTTATCTTTTAATCGTTTCTCTACATTGTGTCGCCTTACCATCGTATAGGTTTGGCTCGGATTCTTTTTGAAAAATGTTTTCAGGTCAGTTTGCTTTTGCAGTTTGCGTTTTATATAATATTGTTTGTCGTATTCCTTGCGATATGTGCTCTTATCAAGCAGTCCAATATAGTTTTCGGGGTTATAATTGTCCATTTATAATATAAACAGACAATTATTTAACTAAAAATGCATCTAAAGCTAAATAAAATTAATTTTATTTACCAAAATGGCTATTTTTTGCAGATATTGTTTATTGTGGGATAAATAATGGTTAAATTATCCTTTTTTTTTGGTTTTTCCATGGAAACCTCCCCAATCCGCGCGTACAACGGGAGGCACCGATCCGTGGTTAAGTTGTTATTATTAAGTTAGATGAAGGCCTGAACCTGCTTGCTGACGGCATCAAATACCAAGACGACATCGGAGATACCCCAAGCCTGGCAGATGGTCGCAGCACCCGCAGCAACACCAAGAATCAAGTTCAAGAAGGGAGGCGATGCTCGCGTGTTCAATCCTCCGAACAGTATGCCCTGCGATTTCTCCAAGTCATAACCGTAGTATGCACTGTTAGGATACTTGATGAGAGTGATTGAACCACCATCACCACCAGCGGGGGCAGCACGAACACCAGCAGCGGGAACAACCAATGTGGAGTCAGAACCAGCAGGAACAGAAGGGAGCACAGAGTTATACATTTCACGTCCAACAACTGTTCCGAGGGACTTGGCAATACCACCTCCCAAAGCCTGAATCAAATAAGGATATCCTTCAGCCGGGCGGGCACAGTCGTTGATAGGCCGGTTGGGAAAGAACTGGCCTCCCACTTGGCATTGACGGGAGGTAAGAGCCGGATTGAATGCATCATAATAGCCGTTGATAGCAGTTGCTCCCTGCACAATACCGAACTGATGTATGATGCTCTTAACCGATGTGTTTCTGATTTGCAGAAGGAGCTGTTGTGCCCCTGTTGACCCGCTGGGAATATTAACGGAACTATTAGTGTATGTTTGGGACTTCATATACCATTTGCCGTCCTGGAGGGTCTGGCGGAGCTGTTGAGCGGCCATATCTCCCACATCTACGTATTTCATATTAAGTTGAAATTCGCTTAAGTTGAATCCAGTCGTGAAGGTAGGTTGAGTAGCAACGGCCGTGCAGTAAGAAGCAACGGGAGTAATATTGGCGGTTGTCATAACCAACTGCAGGTTATTAACCGAGCCAACGGGGAAAAGCTTCTCCGAATTAACACCAATAACGGATAGGAGGGGAACGCAAAAATTGTATCTGAAAGAAGTAGCAGTAGTTCCAAGGTCAATACCGTTAGCTCCGTTAGAATCGGCTCCCATCGCAACACTGATGCCTCCATATCTCTCCGCCAAATTGACGGTATTTTGTAGGAGGAAATTCTGTAACATACCATACTGATTGATGGTTTCAATAGGGGTATTATTAGAATAGAGAGTCAATGCATCAAACCAAGATGCACCTGAACCAATTAAGGACATAACACCAGCAGTGGTAGAAGCGGCAACCGAGCAAGTGTAAGTAAGAGTAAATGATAAAGTGGTAGAGACGGGGTCCAAAAAGACGGAATCACTCATACCAGAAGGAATAGTGAAGGAGATGTTCTGGGAAGTGTAGTTTCCGAAAGCTCCAGTGCTATTTGCAACGAAAGCGGTAGCAGTGGGAGGCGATGGTCCAGCAACCGAAGTTTGGCCATCAGGAGCAACATTGACACTGTAGGAGCGGGCACTGTCAGACATCGAGGGAGGTAAGTCATATTTGAGACTGGCCGGGAGGCCCATAGCAGAAGAAGGAAAGGCAGTGGTTGACATTATATATTGTAAAAACATATTATAATGCAAAATTTCACTTTTGCCTAAAAAGGCGGACGTTGAACAATTTGGCTAAAATTTCCACCTTTTGGCAATTCTAAATAGTCAATATCTATTTGAAGCGTCATCAGCCAAGGAACGCCATTAAAATTGATGACTTGATTTTGGTCATTCGTAACGCTTATGACAAACGTTGTTATGGAGCGGTCTTGTATTAAAAATTTATGTTGCGTCTGATTGACATAATTGATAACGGAGTTCTGTCCAGCGTTATTTTGTAGGGGGAGGAATATATCAGTGGAACCATCTACGGTATTGTAGCACCCAAAGTTGAAAAAATTAGAACGAAAATTGATACGTTGTAGGGGGATAAAATTCACCACATTTGGGAGTGTCAAGGTTCGTGCTGTGCTTGTCAAATTGGTAGCTCCCAGTCCCATAATACTATTGACGGTTGACGCCGTAGATGATGCATTGATTGTGAAATCTATTGTCGTATTTGTCATCGTGAATTTGGTTGTAGCGGAGTTATATGTAACGCCGTAACCTGCCGGAATTATGGTCAATAACATTGTTATAAATGTATTGACGTTATAATTGCCCCTTGTCAGCGTGTAGGTCGTTCCATTGAGAACAAATTGATTGTTTGTGTAGTTCAATATGTAGAAGGAATTCGGCACCTCGCAATGAACAACACTCATATATGCATTTTGAACATTATCTAAATGAAACGTGAGGTCTGGTAGCGACACCTGCACTTGTGATTGAAACGCTCCATTTAAGCACCCAACGGCAGATGATATATTAAAAAGACGTGACTTGGTTTTAATCATTATATATATGGGGGATATATTTGCACTTTATACATTTTGCCGTTTTTCAATATGTGGCTATATACGGCTTCTACTTTATCTAGCTCCTCGTCTGCCTTCTTATCCTCCGGTTCGGGTTCTACATCTTCGTAGGTAATGGTTATGGATTCCATGGATTCCTCCTTATCCGCCGCGCGTACAACGGGAGGCACCGATCCGCTGTTAAGTTGTTCGTCTTCCACAATTTTAATCAATCCCTCACGTAATCCTGGCTGAAGTTCCTCTATTAAGTTTGAGGAAGCATCAACCAATGTCAGCGGGATTTTGTAGGCCTCGTGAAGGGGAATCATACCCATCTTTTCTAGGGCGTATTTAATATCATCTTGCTCATATGACAGTTCCTCTAAATACTCCTCCGCCAGTTCTGGCTTGCCTTTATTTGCACACGCCGTGATAATCGCTATTTGCTCACTGAAACCATCTCTCACAAGTCGCTTGATTTCTTGTTTAATCTCTTTATTCATTTATAAACATCGGTTAGATAATATTTTGGAAAATTCCATTTTATTTTATCTTGATTATTTATAAATGTCTAAAAAGAAACTTTTGGTAAAAGAGGAAGAAGTGCTAAATAATTCTGTGGCGGAAGTAGAACCTTTAAGCATTCCGGAACCAGTGAAAAAGGCCGACAAGCGGGGGAAGGGAGAACACGTTATGAGTAACCTAGAAAAGGGGAGGGAGAAGTTGCAAATCATCTGGGCCGAAAAACGAAAAGAGAAGGAAGCCCTCGCAGAGAAGGCATTGCAGAAAAAGATGAATTTGAAGGAGAAACAGAAACAGAAAATTATGGAGGAATACGGCGTGGATTCTCTCTCCTCCGATGATGAGGTCCAAGCCCCTCCAGTGGAAGTGAAAAAGGTAAAAAAAACGGTTGCAATAGCCCCTGTGATTGTAGAAAAGAAACCGGCCAAAAAGAAGATTATAAGATATATCGAGGAGGAGGAAGAAGAGAGCAGTGAAGAGGAGATTGTCTACGTGAAAAGGCAAGCCAAGCCTAGCAAGGGAGCATCTGCACCCCCTATAAGCCCTACATTGATTTTCTATTGAACCCGCTCCATGGAATCCTCCCTTGTACGCGCAGATGCAGTGGGAGGCACCGATCGGAAGTTAAGTTGAATAATGCAAGTAAAATAGAACGAGAAAAAAGAATAAAAATAATAATTGGAATCATTGGGAAACCCTTTTGGAACATTGGAACGCTTGGAACGCTGTTTTCAACCTTCTTTATAAAATACCCCTCTCATAAGAATACTTTGAAAAATAGCGTTCCAAGCGTTCCAACGTTCCAAACTATATAACTATACAACCAACCAAATAATAAAAAACAATGCATTTCTTTTTATTATTTATTTATGTTCGTCATCGTAGAATTGGTCGTTGTTATTATTTGATATCATTTCATTCTCTACAAACAAACAACCTTCAAATCCACCTGTAATATAACTACCATTTAATTTTTTACCCAATCCTTTTAATAAGCGATTATATTTGAATCCCAAACGGCTCATTCCCTCAATGATAAAATCCCTTTTGAATTTTGATAATTCCTCTATTGCCTCAATGCTTATACGGCCTTTCTCGGAACGTTCGCAACAATCCTCAAACCACAAACCGAACTCATCATTTTTAAGCTGTGCCTGCTTTGCATCACCTAGAAACTTCGCTGGAATTGCAATGCTTCCATTGTATTTTTTGGCGTATTCTACAATCAAGCCGAATACCTCATTGCGATAATCGGTTTTTATTCTATCACCCAATGTAGTATCTGCAATGAATTTTAATTGTTCTGGAATGGGCTTTTTAAGACTCCCTGTTCTATCGAAATTTGAACAAAAGGAGGCCTGTTTGTAACGATTATATACCGCGGATTCTGAAGAGTCAATTTTAATCATAAAATTTGATAAAACGAACATCTTAAAATGGATATTAATTTTATCACTTGTTCCGAACATAATTTCATTCTCTATGGTTTTACCGTCTGCCAATTCTTTCATCAATACCGCGTTCATCTTTTTTGTTCGGCTGAACTCGTCGGTCCATACCAACCGCTTTCCTTTGGTCATCACAAGTTGTTTGTGCACCTTTGCATTGCCGTCCTCCAATAATGTTCCCTTTGACTTGTAGACATAATGGGGCATTAATGAATCCAAAATGTCAAAATAGAAGGTTTTACCGTTGTCGCCCTTACCCCCCTCCGTTCCGTCTATCATAAAATACAACGATTTTTCCAAATGGGGCGTCCCCAAGAATGAAAAGCCCAATATCTGCAGAAAATACTCCAAATGCGTATCATCATTATTTAAAATCTGTTTCAAGTAGCCTCTCAATTCCGCGCTTTTTTGGGAGTTCGCCGGTACATAATCATACCTTATAGTGTCGGTCAAATAATCGTCCCATTGAATGCCTCCTGGTCGCAATTGGCCGGTTTTCAAATCAACCATACCATTTTGGAATGCCAACATATTTGGATTGACGTTCAACTTATCCTCAAAATCGTTGTCGCATAACGGCACTTTTAAATATGACTTGCATAATGAGATGAATGCGGGGGAATTGATTTTTTCATAATGTTTCATATATTCCATACGGATTTTATGTAGCTTCTCGGCCTTCTCGCCCTCGGCAATCATTTTCTGTTTACTTATCTTGTTTTCGGAATAATCAATGTATTTGCGGATTTCCAAAATGATATAATAGGCGGGGTCTTTTATGGGTTTCCATAACTGGTTGTCGCCAATAACCCACCATACCTCATTGCATAATTTGAGGGTCTTTTTAATGGTCGGGGCTATCTTCTTGGCACACTCAAAAATGTCGGTTAATTCCTCCAAGCTAATATCCAATGGGGGAGCATACTTTGCACATATTTCTAAAAATTTGGTCTCGTTGCTGATTTTGGCGTAGTGGTAGAACGTTCCAATATTGATGATGCCGTCCTTGCAATCGTCCCATACCTTATCTAATGCATCGCGGTCATAATTTGCTCCTTTGCGATTTGACAATTTGTGGGCGATTTCTCGATATTCCTCCCCCTGGGAATGGAGGGCCCATATAAGTTTTATCCAATCGGGATATGAACCTTTGACGGCAACGTATTTGTCGGCGATAATGTCGGCCATTTCGGCTATTTTCTGATGGTCCATGGAAACCTCCCTATCGGCGCGTACAACGGGAGGCCCCGATCGGCGGTTAAGTTGTGGCTTCGTAATATTAAGTTGTGAGTTTAAATCGTCAAAAGGAAAATCAACAATGCCCCAATTCGCATTTTCCATTTCCAGGGGGGCAAATGAACCACCGCCACATAACAATTCTACGCCGGCTACGTCATCATTCTTGAACTGCATTCGGTCGCTTTCTGGGATAAAATCACGGCATTTAATCAAAATGTGTTTTCCATACGCTTTGGTCATTGAGTGAAACCAAGCTGTCTGGCCGGCTATTGTGTCAAATTCTGGCATATAATCCTCCGTGTCAATATCAATGTGCATCACTTCGGAGGTATCAATGCATAAGCGGTTAAACAACTGGGGGCATTTATAAAATAGGGCTTGGCGTTCCTCCAATCTATCATTAAAATTGTGGAGGTTCGGTTTGTATGTCCTAGAAAACGTAGGCACTGCACACGCACATTCGCCCTTATATTTTTTACATTCGTCATTGTAGCATTTGAAGGATTCGTAGTGCTTGTGTTGGATTTCATTAATTATCTTTTTTTTGTCTGCGTCAATGGTAAGGTTAATGGGGAACCATTTAATTCCGTTCTGGTTGCAAAAATCAATCGTTGAGGTCGTCATTATGTCTAAAGATTCTTATATAGTATAATATATATTTTATTTAAGTCGTTTTAAATAAAATAACTTCAATTTTATAATAAAATCGCGGATAAACGCTTGAATTCTTGCAAAAGCGTAGCCTTTCTATCGCGGGACTTTTTTATATATCCGTATTGTTTTTCCTTGTATTCGGGGTTATTTTTTCGCCACGCGTATACAATCGTTAAAAATTGTTCTTTATTGTTTTCTCTCCATTTCTTGGAGGCTCTTTTTTGGGCTTCTGATGCGGGAGGCATTATATAGGTTATATATTATATATATAACTTATATCTAAATGTTTATATTATCTTTTGTTTTGAATAGTTGTTTTGACTTTTCTCTCTCGGTTTTTTGCTGTTTTGACTTTTTACCACTTTTTGCATAATTTGTTCGGTATTCTATTATTTTATCGCGGTTGTTCAAGCAATACAGACGACGCTTTTCGTTCTGTTTTAAAATTTTTTCAGTTTGTTCTCTACTGTCATATCTATTGTTTGAGTTTTCTCTGTGGGTAACCCATCTCAAATTTGATACGTGGTTGTTTGTTTTGTTGCGGTCAATGTGGTCAATGATGCATTTATTCTCGTCGTCTGGTTTTTGTAGAAAATGTAATGCAACCAGACGATGTATATAAAACTGTTTGCCTATTTTGTCATCAATGAAACACACTTGATGATGCCCCGAACCCACCACTCTCGGAATCATCGGTTTCTCTCCGGTTCGGCCTTTCACGTTGCCGTAGTTGCTTATCATATATTTTGCGATGCCCACTTCTTTCCACTGTTCGTCCATATGTTATATTATCTGTATAGATAATATATTTATATTCTATTTGCCTATTATTATATATTGCTAGACTTTCCATGGAAACCTCCCATATCGGCGCGAGTACAACGGGAGGCCCCGATCCGCGATTAAGTTGTTCCCACCTGAAATTAATAAATGAAAAGGATTTAAAGATAAAAAAGTGCATCTAGACGTTCGGAAATTTTCGCATAAATGAAAATTATCTCTAAATATTAAAACCTTTTACTTCAAATTTCAAATGTGGATATAATGTAATTTTATTATTTTTATCACACCATATTTCAAATGCATCATAATTTTCATATATAAAAATATCTTGTTGCAATTCGGGTCGCATTTCACCTTTTTCTTTGTAATATGTTATTTTTTCTTTCAAAAAATCACGATTAAAAGGAAATGTATTTTGATATAAAAATATATTATTAAAAATTTGCTCTACGTCCATTTTATAATATATATATATATTAGTTTATATATGTTTTACTAAATAATCTAAACTGTCGAAAACTTTCGCATAAAGGCGTTGTAATTTTTGTCTAA